CCTAGCATTTCTGCGAATTGTTTCCAGTATGTCATTTTCCTTTAAATTGTCTCTGTAGTTCTAACGCTTTAGCTAATACTTCATCACTAACTGGCGTAGAGACAATTTCTCCTTTCTCTTGTTTCTTCATGTAGTCGGGCATTTCTACCTCATTTGTTCTGTAATTATTCTGTAATGCATAGAATGTCTGCCAGTTGTGTTCAACGCTCTGGTTAACTATCTCAATTCTTTCTGAATCAATGTCAGATAGTTGTTTCAGCTTGTTTAACGCAAGTTTAAACGCATATTCTGTTTGAATTGGTTTCTTGATAGACTTACGCATGTCTAGAAATGCTTTTAATGCATCTCTTAATTCTTCATTTTCAGTGAAAGAATCAATCATTCCATTCAAGTCTGCTTTAGCTGAATTCTTTTTCTTCTTTTTATCTGTATCTATATCTATCTCTATATCTTTCTCTAACTCTATCTCTATCTCTGGTGTAGATTTCTTGTTAGATTCCTTACAGATTTCCTTACAGATTTCCTTACTGTATGATATTTTTTTTTGATATTCACGTTGCCTATCTGCTTCTGTAGATGATTTTCCAATGTATTTTTGAATATCTAACATGTATATTGCTCCACTGTCTAAGACTTCAATCAGTCCTAAGTCCTTAAATAATCTAAGTGCTTTTTCAACGTCTCCTACTGAATGACGTGTGATTGTAGCTATCATTTTAGAATTGTATGGAATGCGTTCATTCAACATCAGCTTTCCGTCTGACTGTAGGCTCATTAGATACAGTTTGAGAAGAATGTTTGAATACTTATATCCATCTTGCATAGATTCAAGTACTTTCATTTCGTTTGTATCAAAGAAATTTTCTTTAAGACGCATGTAATAGTACTTTTTGTTATCTGCCATTTCTTTCACCTCTCTAGAATGGCAAGTCGTTAGGATCTATTTCAAAGCCTTCGTCTTTTGCAGCTTCCGCAACTTCTTCCGTTGTCATTGGCGGGGTATCTTCTTTTTTTATTGATTTTCCATAGTATGGCTTATCATCTTTCGCTTTTGTCTGCATCAAGATTTCAACATTATCAACAACTACTTTTGTTGAATAGACTGTCTTACCGTCTTTGTCTTGATAGCTTTCCTTCTGCAAATGTCCTTCGATAGCTAGCTTGTCGCCTTTATTAGCGTAGTTTCCTAAGAATTCAGCAGTGTGTCTCCACGCTTGACAGTCAATCCAATCTGTATCAGCTTGCTGTTGCCCTTGCTTTTTCATTCGTTCGCAAGCAATTGAAAAGCTAGTAACTGCAATTCCTGATTGTGTTTGCATTACTTCGATGTCTTTTCCTAGACGACCTGTGCCAATCCACTTATTAATACTTGTCATTTATCAGCTTTAACCTTCTTTCTTCTTCTACTTTGTCGTGATATGTAACACCTACTGCGATTGCCGCCCATACGTCTTTAGATACTCCATAGAACCATCCGGGATTCTTTTTTGTACCTACAACTCCGAATCTGTCTATTAGTGCTTGTCTGATGTTTGAATCCTTTGCTCTCATACTTCCGCATAGATTTTCTTTTTCTTCTCTTCGATAGATAAGCTTGTATGTTTCCGGAGCCAATCGTTCAATAAATCTTCCAATCCATACGCAAGTCTCAAATACTTCTTTACCAACTGCCATTCCGTAAGATGCGATCATTTCAATAACAACAACCGTTGTGTTTTCTTCTAAGATGGTGATGCAGTCCTTCATCACTTCATCGTTAGGTTTCTTCGCAAACTTAACAGGTCGTAGATCAGCATCCAGCAAAGCATAAGCGCTCTGCTGATTGCCTGGATCTATTGCAAGGATTCTCAAATTAAGCTCTCGCTTTCTTCTTCTGCAGGTGCTCCGCTTTGGACTTCACCTGTTTCTGCATCAATTGCTTGGACTGTTTCTGTTGCTTCTTCGGTTTCAATGTATGTTGGTGCTTCTTCTTGACTTGTTGATTCTTTGAAAGTCATATCGTTTGTGTATGCTGTTTGCATTTCAATTGACATGATTCCCCACTTGCTAATTAGCTGTCTTAACATTGTCTTGTAAGCCATGCCATCAAAATCTTTTTCCCAGAATGTATAGCCTTTGTGTGCTTTGTAGCCCATGCTGTATTTTTCAGCGTGTGATTCCATCTTTGCTTTGGACCAGTACATAGATTTTCTGAATCCGTTTACTAATTCAAACATTGCATAGTAGCCGATTGTTTTAGCTTTCTCTCTTTCATCAGGATTTTCGATAACTTGAACTTCGATTTCTTCGTTGAAAGGATCGAATCCTTTTAGCTCGCCTTCTTTAACTGCGATTACATTTAACTTCTTGTATTGACCTGAACGAATAGCTAGCTGAATCATTCCTTTGTAACCTAGCTGAAATGTAGCTACCTTGCCTTTGCTCTTGTCATTGAATGGCACCATGTAGTACTGCCCTAACTGTGGACTTGGACTTAAATTTAGTGATTCACCTAATAGTGCTGCACTGATTGTTGATACTGCAGAACATTCTTGAAGTTGTGGGTTTGTGCTAACTGCTGAAATTAAAGCAGCTGTAAATCTCTTTGTTCTTGCTGCATCTCCAAGTGTTGACATGATGTTTTCCTGTACACTTGTAGACTTGATGATCTGCTGGAAAGGAATGTGTTTCAATCCTGCTGATGTTGCTTTCTTTGCTAAAGAATTTGTTACTGTCATAATGTTTTCTTTTTATCCTCTTACTTTCTTTTCTTTTGCGATGCTTTGGAATCTGATTCCGTTGTTCTTAAAGAACTTTGTTAGTTCCATCATTTGCTCATATGTAGCGTCTAGAATCTTGAATGTTGGTGAATATAGATAATCAGTAGGTTGTAACTGCTCGTAATCCTCTGTTTTTGCCACTTTTTCTTCGTTTTTAGAAGTGTTTACAGGTTGTGCGAGTGTTTCTACCTTTGTATCGTTTTGCTTCTCCTGTTGCTTTCTGTGAGCTTCTGCTTGTGCTTTGAATTCTTCGGCTTTCTTTAGTTGTTCTACATGCTCGTGCCAGTTACTCAATGTTGTTGAAAGATTCAATGTCTTTAGATAGTCAACTGACATGAAATTCAATTGATCTATATCTTTTGTAAATGCGATATTAGTTAAATCGTTGTCGATTTGCTTTCTCTTAGCTTCCAAATCTGCTTGCCATTGAGCACTTGAACACGTTGCATTTAGATACTTCTCTTCAAAAACCTTTTCAAAAGGAATAGGTAACGCAAGCTTGAACTGGTTCCAATATTCCTCAATTTCTTTCTTCTTCTCTGCTTTTCTCGCTTCTTCATACGCTTTGATTTGAACATCAATGCCGTCTGAACATGCTTTGATTTTTGTAGTTAGCTGTTTAACTTGGTCAGCAAAGTCATCGTATGGCTTGCAGAATTCTTTCTTGCGCTTGATCTTTTCATCGTTTAGCTGCTTAGCTACACTGTTAAGCTTTGCTCTTGTCTTTTTAGCTTCTTGCATTTCTTCGCTAGAGAACTGCAATCCTTGATATTTCTTTAACTGAATGTCCAGTTGTTCGTTGAGTTGTTCAAAATTCCAATTCAACAAACCGACTTTCGATTCAACTCTAACTTCTAGTTCACTAGAAACTTGTGCTTGTTCTTCCATTTGTTCTTCTTCCTTCTTCTTTTTATAAGCCTTGAATGATTAGTGGTGGTTCTTTGTCTGTTTCAACATATTCTTTCCAGAATGTTGTGACGCTTGATGAAACTGCTATCAAATCGTCTAGTACATCGTCTCGCTCTATGTGATACCGTTTTAATTGAGAGTAATCATCATCAAACATTAGTTCTGCGTATAAATCTACAAAATCAAATCCTGTTACATTTAAGCCGTGTAAGACTTGAATGTAGTAGTTATCAGGAACATGCTTGTTCCACTTTTCCTTGTCGTATGACCTAACGATTGTTGTTGTCTTACACTCAAAGATTCCTTTTCTGCCTGTGTCTTTTTCAACGATTAAGCCGTCCGGTGAATAAAGCATCCAAGGACATTTGACATTCTGTAGAATCGTATCGTCTTGGTATTGAATTTCATATTTGTCCTTGAACTTCAATTGAAACAATCTGCGAATGTATTCTTCTGCATTCTGTCCGTATTTGACATATGGCTTGTCGCTAATGTCCGGAGCTGTTGCCCTTCCTGTTTTTATTTGCCACAATTCGAGATTAGTTCTCCACTTGTTCATGCTCATTGTTGTTGATGCGTCACTTCCACCAATTCCATGAAGATCTGAACGTGCTTTTAACCATTCACCACGATTCTTGTAGTGATGGACTTTATAGACATCGTTAGACTTGTACAGGCTCTTGCCGTATCTAATCGCCATTTTCTTCTATCTTCTGTCCTCTATAATTTCTGTAATATCATCAATCAGCTCTTGGCTTCTGCGTGCCATCATCTTGTCATAAACGTCCTTGTCAGTATCTTCTGCCTTGTTCAGAATGTAGCAGAATGCAGTTAATATCTGTGCGCTTAGATCATTTATATCCTGGTCCGTTACTTCTTCTTCCTGTGGGATTGCAGTGTTCTTTGCCATTGCTCCATTGTTCTTGCTACACATATACATATGTTTCATTCTCCTGCTTTCTCATTTTCAATCAGTTGCATAACTTTAATCAGAGCTGACTTGTCTACATATAGTTGGTCATGTTCTGTATGGATTAGATACTTGCCATTGCATCCATCTGTAATATCGAATCGAACAGGTCTACCCTGTTGTGTTACTGCATCTACTTCATATGCATCTAGGTGAAAGTTACTTTGCATGGCTTCCATCTCCTTCCATAAGTTCCAATTTATTTCCATATAGCGAATCATTCTCCATTCTTAACTCTGCATTCTCGCTTTCAAGTTGCTGAATGCGGAGCTGTGCTTTGTGCAACTCATCGAACTGCTTTGCATTCAGTTCTTCTAGATCTGAGACCAACTTTCTTAAAGCCTTGTTTTTCTTCTGAAGGAATTTAATACTTGCAGTGAATGTCATATCATCAATACTCCCAGCTGAATTGCAACAAGTGTGAGAATTGCGATTGTCATACCGCAGATCAGAACAACATCACTGTTGCTGATAGTCTGCACTGGTTCTTCCTCGACAGTTTTCTTTCTTGCAAAAGACGGAATATCCAATGGTTTTTCAAAATGATGCACCTCTAGAGCCTTTTTTTCATTCATAATTTGCACCTTCCCTTTCTTCTAATTCTTTCAGTCTGTCTGCCCAGCGTTCTGCTTTTCTTTCTACTTCAATGCCTTGTCTAGCATATTCATAAAGTTTCTTTCCATCTTTTTTCAAAGCACTGTACATTGGCGGAACCTGCTGGATAACTCCTGTAAAACAATGACATAATGCATCTAATTCTACCTGCGTATGTATAGATGGTGTCTTTTCTTCTACAGCTTCACCCCATACATCTTGTGTATCATATCTTTTCCCTAATGCAAATGTTGCCTGATAATGTTTATGATTGCTGACGCAATATGGTAAATACTTTGTACATTTTCCTAATGCAATGATCATAAATCCTTCTGCATTTGGATCTAATGTTCCTGAATGTCCTGCTTTTCTTTCATTGACACGTCTTTTTACCTGTGAAACACAAGTAAAAGAAGTCATACCTTTTGGTTTTTTTACTAAAATAATTCCGTCCATAACAAAAATTATAACAAAATATTGTTGATTTGTTCGATTTATGTAGTATACTTTGGTCATTAAATGAAATCGCATATAGAGGTAGCGGTGCAGATGAGTAGCATGAGGAGCTGGCAGGCGTTGAATCATGCGAAAGGCAATCATCGCCGAACGTCAGTCATTGGCAAATGATTCGCGTGGGGATATAGAAAATATCTATATCACTCCTTCATACAAGAAGTGGCGCTATTAGATACGTACATAGAAGTTAGAAACCGTATGTAATATCGCATACGGTTTTATTTAATTTCTAGGAGGAAAATATTATGAACACAATCAGAAAGAGTTTAACAGTACTTGCATGCGCAGCTTTATTAACAGGATGTGCATCTAACCCTTCCACTTCTACAGCAGCTTCTTCATCAAACAGCAGCGATACACTTAGAGTTGGTATGGAATGTAACTATGCGCCATTCAACTGGTCCACAACAAAGGAAGGCGAATACACACAGCCAATCTCATCTGCCGACTATTGTGATGGATATGACGTCGTTGTTGCAAAGAATTTAGCTGACAAGATTGGAAAAAAAGTAGAAATCGTTAAGCTTGACTGGGATAATCTGATCCTGTCATTAAATAACAACCAGATTGATGCAGTGATTGCTGGTATGACAGCTACAGATGAACGTAAGCAGCAGGTCAACTTCACAGATCCATACTATGTATCTGAAGAAGTGCTCATTGTTAAGAAGGATTCTCAATATACAAGTGCAACAAGCCTTGAAGATCTCAAAGGTGCTACAGTACAAGGTCAGATGAACACAATCTATGATGAAGTTATTGATCAGATTCCTGGTGTAAATCATATGCCAGCTGCAGAAACATTCCCAGCAGCAATTCAGGCTTTGCAGGCTGGATCTGTAGATGCGGTTATAAGTGAACTTCCAGTTGCTAATGGTGTTGTTTCCGCAAATCCTGATTTAGCAATCGTTAGATTTGCTGAAGGCAAGGGTTTTAAAGCTGATACTTCTGTATCTATTGCAGTACGTAAGAATGATGATGAATTATTAAATGCTTTACAGGATGCGTTAAAGACAATTGATACAGATACAAGAAACACATGGATGGAAGAAGCTGTCAATCGTCAGCCTGCTAGCGAGGAATAATCATTCATGAATATAAACGCAATTATTCAAATACTCACAAAATATGCACCTAGCTTATTACTAGGTGTTAGGACAACAATGATCATTGCCTTGATTGGTACGGGGTGTGGGTTTATTCTTGGTTTAGTTGTAGGTGGTATCAAAGCAATTCGCTTAGATCTCACCTCTTCTAAAGCTTCTAGAATTTTCAAAAAGATCATCGATTTTATTATCACTGTTTATATCACGATTTTCCGTGGTACACCAATGATGGTACAGGCAGTATTTATCTACTATGCATTGTTAGATATCATTCACTGGAATAATTTCACTGCTGCCTGCTTTGTTATCACAGTCAATACTGGCGCATACATGGCAGAAATCATTCGTTCAGGAATTCAGGCAGTAGATATCGGTCAGACAGAAGCAGCACGCAGCTTAGGCATGTCAAACGCACAGACAATGTTCTCTGTTGTATTGCCACAGGCAATTAAGAATGCTTTCCCAGCAATTGGCAACGAATTGATTGTTAATATCAAGGATTCTTCTGTATTAATGATCATCTCTATTACAGAATTGATGTTCCAGTCTAAATCTATTGCTGGATCAACATTCCAGTTCACAACAGTATACTTCATAGAAGCAATGATGTATCTGATCTTAACAAGTGTTTGCGCTTTGATTCTAAACCTCATCGAAAAGAAGCTCAACAATGATACAACAGTTTCACTTCCAATGAGTTCTACAGAACCAAGAAGTATTTCATACATTGAAGTAAAAGAACAGAAAGGAGCAAACAGCGATTATGTCTCTCGTTGAAATTCACAACATTCATAAAAGCTTTGGATCTCTTGAAGTTCTCAAAGGTGTTGACTTTAATGTCAATGAAGGTGAAGTTGTATGTCTGATTGGACGAAGCGGTTCTGGTAAATCCACCCTTCTTAGATGCATCAATCTTCTGGAAAAGCCAGATGATGGAATTATCAAAGTATTTGATGAAGATATTCTTCACACAAAAGATATCAATGCATACCGTGCTAAGGTTGGCATGTGTTTCCAGCAGTTCAATTTATTCAACAATAAAAATGTCATTGAAAACTGTATTCTTCCACAGATGAAAGTATTAAAGATTTCTAGAGAAGAAGCAAAAGAAAAAGCAATGATGTACCTCAAAAAAGTAGGTATGGATGCATTTGCGAACGCTTCTGTTTCTAAAATTTCCGGTGGTCAGAAGCAAAGAGTTGCGATTGCGCGAGCATTGTGCATGAATCCGAAACTTATGTTGTTTGATGAACCTACTTCTGCATTAGATCCAGAAATGGTTGGAGAAGTATTAAATGTCATGAAAGATCTTGCAAAAGAAGGTCTTACTATGATTATTGTTACGCATGAAATGAGTTTTGCGAAAGATGTCTCTGATCGCGTTGTATTTATGGATCAAGGTGTTATTGAAGAACAAGGTACACCAGATGCTTTATTCAATCATCCAGTAAGTGAAAGAACAAAAGAATTCTTAAAAGCATTCACAAACAAACAATAAGAAATAAAGCTATACCAGTAACATACTGATATAGCTCTTTTTTTATCCATTGAATTTTAAATCATCTACAGAATCTAGCTTTTCATCCAGATATTCCATAATTTCTTTGATTGTTCCCTCTTCAAATGGAACTTTGATGTTTGCTTCTTTGCATAGTTTTGTAAAAGATTTTGTGCCGCCTAGCTTTAATAAGTGTAGATAATCCTTCCAGTAGTTTTCATCATTTTTATCTTTGCGGATGAAGAACTGCTGCGCACATACCTGTGCCAATGTGTAATCAATGTAATAGAAAGGAGACTGGAAAATATGATTCTGCTGATACCACCAGCAGCCTCTTTCTAAAATATCGCAGCCTGTATATTTTTTGAATGGTACATACATCTTTTCCAGTTTTCTCCAGCATTGTTTTCTTTCTTCAATAGACCAGTCTGGATGTGTATATACTTCTTCCTGGTAATGGTCCACTAATACACCATATGGAAGGAATGTAATTGTATGAGAAAGATGATCATATTTATACTTTTCTGCATTTTCATGGAAAAACAGTTCCATCCAAGGATACGCAAAGAATTCCATACTCATAGAATCAATTTCTGCACTTTCCATTGTTGGACAGCAGACATCAGGAATTTCAATATCTGTTGCCATGTATGTCTGGAATGCATGACCTGCTTCATAAGGAACATGATGAAGTGAGCAAAAAAAAAGAATAAGTGTTACAATAGAGATGTACTCATTGTTAGTACATGTATAATTCTCCTAACGTTGCATATGAAAAAATGTCATACATTCGTGTATGGCTTTTTTCTATTAAAAAAAAAGGTGGTATTTCTACCACCTCTTATTAATGCAATGATTCATGGATTGGTAACTTGTTGACTTCTTCCATTACCTTTTTTGCCGAGCCATTACCACCAAGTGCTGAATATGGCTTGTAAAGATATTCGTACAGATTTTCATATTCATCTTTTGTAATATTGCCACGCTCGATATATTTCATGCCTAGATAAACGATTCTGTCGTGACCAAGTCCAACTAGCATGTCCGTTTTAGCGTCTTTCTTTTCAGCTCTTTTTTGCATATAAGACCAAAAGCCAGCTGAGGCAAGAACTGAGCATAACACAGTTACAACTGTTTGAATAATTGTTTGAATGATTGATTGATACACAGTTCGATGCCCCTCGCCTATTCTACATTGCTTGTTGGTTTAGTTTCATTTGAAGTCAGTTGCTTAACTGCTTCAAATGCTCCTGTTGATGCTAGACCACTCGCAAGTCCACCTAATAGAATATCTGGAGTGAATACAAAGCCATTTAGCCATGTATTTAAGACTACTCCGAGAATTCCCATAATCAGTGGAATATATTTATTTGGAATGAAATCAAGTGAGTTCTTGATTACATATCCGATGCACAAGCATATAGCCATCACTACGATTACAATATAGTCGTTTAAAATTTCCATTTTTTTATTCCCCACCTATTTAACTCTAATTTTCTGTCCTGGATAAATCTTGTTTGGATTAGCAATACCATTAATTTTTGCTAACTGTTGATATGTTGTACCATATTTAGAAGCAATACCAGATAGCGTGTCTCCACTCTTAACTACATAGTAAACAGATTGATTTTTAGCAGCCATCTTCTTATTGACGATTGCCTGTACTACTGTATAGTTGTAGCCTGCATCAGTCAAACGCTTCTTACGATCTTCGCCATTGCCCCATGCACCATTGATAACTTCATTTGCGATTTCTTCATTTGATTTCTTTACTGGTTGCGTTGGTTTAACTGGCTGAGTTGTTCCACTCTTGCCTGCATACTTATCCCATGTAGTTCCATCTCCATAGAAAACATTACAGTCCAGGTTGCCATTATACCCATTTAAACGACCGCTTGATGTCCATTGCCACATGCAGTAGAACTTCCACCACTTTACACGCGGACGTGTTCCTGCATTTGCCATATTGTAGTTATAGTCTGGATTGTTATCACGATATTTCGCTACCCACAAGCCATAGTCAGCATTTGCTACACTTGACCAATTGTAAGCATTAGCTACACTTTCGGACATATAGATTACAGGCTTTACACCAGATCTTTGATAAACTCTATCAAGCCATGCTTTTGCATATGCAACATTTTGCTTATTTTCAGCTTCCCAATCTAGAATTGGGATTGCCTTTCCGAAATATCCTTTGCAGTTTTCGTAGAAAAAATCTGCTTCACGAACTGGATCGTTGTTTTTCGTAGGTCGTGCAAAGTGGTAGAAACCTAATTTCTTGCCTAGACGTTTAGCTTGCTGATAGAATGAATCACACTTTCTGTCAACATATCCAATTCCCTCTGTCGCTTTTACAATTACAAAGTCACAGTCAACTTTTGATAAATCAATTCCTGTCTGCCACTTACTAATATCAATGCCTTTTAATGCCATATTCTTCCAATCCTTTCGAAAGCACTATTCAAGTGCCTTTCTGATTTCTTTAACTTGTTCATCAGATAACTTTGGATAGCATGCAAGTGCTTCTTCCAGTGTCATTCCTTCTGCAATGCGGTTCTTTACCGCACGAAGTGCAATTTTTGTTTTTGCTGTCATTCTTCGCCCCCATACATAAGTTCCGTGATTACATCACACAACTCATCTTGCGTTACTTCTAGTGTATCAACACGCTTTTCAATCGTTTTCTTTGGCTGTTGTGCGGATGGTACATAGTCCAGATATTTCTGTGGATTTTCTTTGATATCATCCAGCGGTAACTCATCGGCAGGTGCTATGAACTCGTTGTAGTCACACACCCACTGTTTAGACTTTAGAATTTTACCGCCTTCAAATCCGTACTCCACTTCTTTCCATTCACCGTTAAGACATAGCTGTACACGTGTTTGACCGTTGTACGTTTCCGTCTGAAAGTTCGGTTGTTCGTTGTTGAAGTGTGCTTGCGTCATGTTTACTGGTCTCCTTTCTATAAAAGAAAAGAGTGAATCACTTCACTCTTTATTCTTCAATCATTGGTGTAAGTGCAGACAAAGTTTTCATTGGAAGGCTGATATCCCCAAGGTCGGAAAGTTTGAACTTTTTGAACTCTATCTCACACTCTTGAATGCCGATTTCGTTAAGCTCTTTAACGCAATCGTTGTAGTGCTCGTTAGACGGAGAGACGTTACCGTCTTTATCTGCGTACTTCTTAATGATACCGTTACGCATCTCATCAAAAGATTTTAATGCGTCTTGTAATGTGTTTCGATTCTGAATGATTTTGAAACCAACATTTACAGGAAACGTTGAATCTGTGCCTTGCACTTCCTGTAACTGTGTGAGTAAGTTAAACGCTTGTGTGTAGTTCATAAATTTTCCTCTCTTATCCATAAATTTTAAATTGAGTTTGGTCTACTTTTGCCCATAATGCTGAACCTGACCAGCCGAACGCTATGCTATGCATTCCCCATCCAGATGCAGCATAAGTGACAATGGATTTTCCATAGTCTACACCGTTGAACCAATAGCATACATTGTCCGAACCAATATAGTTATAATTGTTGTTTGTACCAAACTGTATCCTGTTTGTGGCTCGAATTAAAACTGTACCATCACCACCGGCGGTATTGAACAAAGATACTTGTGCTTTAATTGTTGAGTTATTATTTCCAAACAGATACATATCAATTGCCCCATAATCGCCGTTGTCATCGCTTGTACTTCTTGTTCTAATGAGTGCTCGCATCAGCGAAGGAGTTTCCCAGTCATAGGAACACATTTGACAATAATTTTCTTTACTTGCTGCATATGCATAAATTTTTGACTTTTCACCATTGTTAAACCAGTTCCCTATTGCAAACTGGCTAGTTTTGGATGAAGCCTCAAAGTCAATATAGTTTGTTGTAACTCCATCAAACTTGTTGTACATTTCAGCGGATGATTTGGTGCTTGTCCTAACTAAAGATATAAAATTTTCCGCCTTTGAATCATGTTTGTTTGTTAAAAGCAATCCGTCAACGCTGTGTACTACAAACTGTCCAGTTCCATCGAATAGCACTCCACTACCGTCTGGGTTGGATGTCATTTTTAGCGTCTTACTGCTACCGAACTCAAAACCTACTGTATTCGCTTTAAAGGTTATCAAGCCAGAACTGATCGTGATATTATCACTTTCAATCGCAAACTGTGACCTTACATTGCCTTTAGCTGTATACGTATCTGATGCACTGTCTTTTGTAAGATAGTCTGTTTCAACTGTAATCTGGAATCTTTCAGCATCTTGTTTGACGGAAGATATACTTTTTTCGAGTGTTTCAACCGAACCTGCAACACCCTCTGTTGTTGCGTATGCACTAAGGCTCAACTCTCCAGTTTCTAAGTTCCAGTAGTTCTCCCCTGTTGAGTCCGACAGAGTGCCAGCTTTTATGAGATTAGCAGTTAAAGTACCTGTTTTAATTGCAGTGGCATTGATTACTCCTTCCGTAAGCATCGCAACATTGTATTCCCCATTGATACCTGTTGTACTTCCACCGATACCATTCATATTGAAACGCAGTACTTTCTTTGCAGTTCCCACAGAATCCGTATCCATAGCGTATATCTCGTTTGGTTGTCCGTCTGCGTTCGTTCCAATCACGATGTGACCACCATATGCGCCTTTGAGCAGTTCAGATGCGTGTTCGATAGCTGACTGTAAAAACGTTTTATTATTTGCAGCTTGGTCGAACAAATCAGAATAATATGAATCACTCTTACTGTCAATCTCTGCAATTGTTGTGCTGAGTCTTGCTTTTGCATCTCCAATCTCAACTGAGTTGTAGCGTTCTCTTAATGAATCCCACTCATACTCGATTACTCTTGCTTTTGCACTGACACCAAGTGTCGGATAATCGACATAGACAGTATCGCCAAGGGAAACTGTTTCGAGTGGTGCAATGTTTGCATACTCAACCGTCTGAGACAAGTCAAGAAAAGAAACATCCAGGGAAACTCTAGGCTCTGTCAGATTATTTCTTTCTACGTAATAGCGTGCTTCTCGGTTTACATCTTTGACAGTAATCTTTGTCTCTTCGCCATTTTCGCCTTGGAACTTATCAGACAAATCCAAGTTTAAGATTCGCATTTTTGATTCTGCTACGTTGAATAATGTGATTGTGTCTCCGATGATTGTATTTTTATTACTGTCTTGAGCATATGGAATGACGTGTGTATAAACATTCTCATTCGTTTCATCTTGCGTTATATCCGTAAGGTTTTTCCCGTACTTGATCTTCACACCATGGTCTGCACCACGCTTAGCCAATAATTCCACTTTCAAGTTATCGTAATGGTATTCACCACCGAAGATATCAATCAAAGAACCTTCTTGTCCACCGAACAGTGCTCGACATGACTGTGGTTTCTCATTTTTAAACTTATGTGTTCTATGTGTAGAATCGTTAATATCTGTTGAGATACTAAACGACTTTCCCCCTGTCATGTTATCCCACAATGCAACAAGTGTAGGCCTCACATAATCAGATGTAAACGGAGCAACGCTCGTGTACGAAAGATCGTAAGTAATATGGTTCAACTCATATTCGACAATTCCGTTTAAAGGCTTTGAAACATTAACGATTCTGAATAACTGTGGTTCATCAAACTGGTTCGCTGACAGTTTAATAATTCCCTGTAATTCAATCTCGTTGAAATGAATACCGCTGACTGGGTATTTCATTGTCGCTGTGTACTGTCCGTTTAAATGCTCTGTGACAAGCAATTCAACGCAATCATTCAATCTTCCGAGACCGTTAGTTTTATCGTTTGCCAGTACCTCTAACGTTTTTTTGTTATCCATTAAAATAGGTTTCATATGTTATACCACCTTGGAATTAAGCTGATTGACATTCCTGCAGGAACTGTAATTCCAAATGTTCCGACAGGAAGTAAAAAGAATGTTGTTGACGTTGTAGAAATATCACTGTTTCTGTTGTCAAGTGTTCCATTTGTATAAGCATCTTCTGTATCACAATCCAAGACAAGATTATTGCCTGAATTGTTAAGAACTTCAATTTCAATATCGCTGATCCGGAGTTTCCCTGTACCTATGACATAAATCAAAGGCTTTGCAGTGTGTCTTGTAGGATTGTTAATTCGATGATTTCCTTGTGACAGTTCAATAGGAACTTCCCCAGATTTCAACCATCTTTCAGGATGGCAGATAAAATTGATTGTTGCACTTCCTGCTTCGTTGAATACAACTTCTGGATCGAGTCCTTCTTCAACTCTTGCCATTCTGTATTCATCTGGATGATAAGCATCTTCCAATCTGCAGAAACCTTTAGAAGCGTTCAGAAAATCCCCAAAGTCTAGAAATTTGTTTTCAAAGTTATCTACAACAAAGAAGTCATAAGGAATGGTAACATCCTCATAGCCATCTTCGGTTACAAGAACGTCACCATTTCTGCCTACGACTGTTTCTGTTGAAACTCTTTTGTTCGGAGTTTTCCAAGTACCAGTGTTTGAACATCTGACATTGAACTCTAAACTGTTTTTTCCATTAAATTCAAAATAGTCATACAGTGGTTTTGGTAACATTATACAAACACCGCCCTTTCTTTCTTGATTGCTCTGTCAATCTTATCTGCAACAATATCCGCTAATTCGTTAGGGTCTGTTACACCATCAGCATTTACAGTTACATTGATAACATTTCCACCTTGGGAAGATTCTGAAACAAGTCTCCGCAGATAGTTCTCTCCGATTACAATTTCATTTCCATTTCCATCTCCAAAACCTTTATAACCAGAAGCGGTTGGCAAGACTGTTGGAGATGTGAACATCATTGCCTGATCATATGCTTTCTTGTACCAAGAGACATGCACTGTTGGCACTCTCTTTGTCTTTGCATTAAATGAGCCACTCATTGAGAAGTGTGGCAATGCGATATTCTGGTTAAAGCTGAATCTTGTGTTTGCAAAAGTGTTCTGTAACTGTCTGATAGAAGAATTGACTTCATTCACAACATTGTTCATTGCATTTGAAATTGACAGTCTGTTGAATGTGTTGTTCATCGAATTGACAGAAGAAGTGATAGAACTTGCCAGACTGCTGACAGTTCCCTTGATACTTGTTGCAGTCGTACTGAATGTTTTCTTCATCGTAGACGTTGCAGAAGTAGTACTTGAAACCATCTTGTTCGTTGCATCTGTTACAGTGATAGACGCTAACTTGTTGTTGATTGTATTAACCGCAGAATTTACTTCAGTCTTGAAATTAGACGTTGCTTTGCCCATTGTAGTAACTGCTGTTTTGTACAGTGACTGCATTGTTGTAACTGTGGAATTTAATGTCTTTATAGATGATGTTGTTGTTGTTGCTGTTGTTGATACAGAAGTAAAGTTTTCGGACATTGCTTTTATAGCTGGATTGAACGTTAAACTGGAAAGAGAAACAGTTCCCATTCCTGCCGCTAACGTTGCAAGCCCTGCCGCCAATGCCAACGCTCCTGCACCTGCAATTCCTGTGCCTGCTCCAAGCAACGCAATAGAAGCAGAAAGTTCAGCTATTGCAACTGCTGCTGAACCACCGTATTCGCCAATCGTTGAAAGGTTTGGTGCTAGTGTTGCTAAGCCTGTACTTGCAAGTAAAACACCACCACCGACTAATGTGACAGACGCACCAAATGCTAGCATGCCAACAGAAGCAGCTGTCAGACCTGTTCCGACTGTGCCGACAGTCACTAGCAAAGCACCTAAGCCAACAACCATTTCTCCAAGTGCAACTGCTGCTAACGGCCCAGCTTGCCCAATTTCGGCTGCACCTTGCGCCATCAGCTTAAAGCCTTCACCTGCAAGTAGTAAGCCTGCACCTAATGCAACGATCTTCAGTGCCTGTCCTGCAAGCTGTCCGAATGACACTGATGCAGTGCCAACTGTTTCACCTGCTGAACTTGCGTTTGTTGCCAAATCTCCGACAGAATTAGAAGCTGTGCCAACTGAATCAGAAATACTTGAAGCTGAGGAAACAACAGATGTTGCCTTTCCTGTAAAGCCACCAAAATTTGTGATTGTTGTTCCAATCCATGATGCCAGACTTCCGACACCTGAAACAAGTGTTCCGACACCTGAAATGATCCTTCCGCCGATACTTAGCACTGGTCCAGCCACCCCAACAAATAGCGCAGCCTTTGCAATTAAATCCTGTGTTTTTGGATCTAGTTCTGAAAACTTCTGTGCAAGGTCAGAAACACCAGTAACGATGTTTTCAACCGTAGGAAGGAACCCTTCTACAAGTTCCATTGAAGCGTTGTTTAAGCTGTTCTTCATTGCGTCAATTCTCGCAGACAAGTTATCCGTCTGTTCTTGCGCAATCTGTGAAGATGAGCCATAAGCACCTGATATCGTTTGTGCGAAGGATTGATAATCTTCATCTGTCGTCGCAAGGATTGCATCTAATGCCTGTACTCCTTTTCGAGTGAAGATCATGCTTTCATAGCTCTTTAGCTGTTCATCACTCAATTCGCTGAATTTTGTTCGCAATTGGCTGATGATCTCGTTTAACGGAAGATAGTTACCTGATGCATCATAGACAGATATTCCAAGCTCTTTCATTGCGGCACTTGCCTTGTCAGTTGGAGAGGACAGACTTCTCAGCATTTGTGCTAAGCCAGTACCTGCTTGAGAACCTTTGACACCGTTAGAAGCCATGGCTGTTAAAGCTGTGGCAACATCGTCAAGAGAATAACCTGCCATGCCTGCTGTTGCTCCGACATACTTTAAGGATTCGCCTAAATCTGCTACATCATGAATACCTGCGTTTGCAGATGTAACAAGAATATCTGCAATGTCAGCAGCTGAATACATTTCTTTATTTGCCGCACTCGCATTTTCTCTGAATGAGTTCAAAGTTGTAACAACAATGCTCGTTACATCTTCAAGGTTTTCACCAGAAGCCGCCGCACCATCTAAAACGCCTGTTGTGTTTTCAATGATATCATTTACACTCCAGCCAGCTTTTGCTTCTTCTTCAAACGCTTGTATCAAGTCTTGCGCACTGTATGCAGAATATGTCTGTGTTTCTGAAAGCTTTAAAGCAAAATCCTTTAACCGTTTGATCTCTTCCGATGTTGCACCACTCTTGGCTTTCAATGAGTCCAAGGCTTTTTCAAACGATACAGAATTTTTAACACCTGCACCCATTGCGGCTGTAATGCCTGATGTTGCAATCGTGAGTGTATCTCCAAACTGTTTTACTCTGTCTCCTGCAGATTTGATTTTGTTCCCAGTATCTTCAACGCTTTTACCCCAAGCAATAATGCCTGTTGCGTTCTTCAACTGATTTTCAAAGTTGTAGAGTTCTGTCTCTGCTTCGTTTAGCTTTTGTTTCCACTCCTGCGTCTTTGTAGAATTTTCTCCGTAAACACTCGCAGACTGTTGTACTTCATTAGAAAGAATCTTCACTTTCTCTCTAGCGTTCTCTACCTGTTCGCTGAGAATCTTTGTTGTCTGTGCGTTTTTCTCTTTCGTGTTTCCGTCTAGGTCAAATTTTGCTTTTACCTTGTCAAGTTCCGAAGCAAGTAGCTTTTCCTTCTGTGTAACTTGGTCAAGTGCATTTACGTTGACAAGTTGTTTATTCAAGTCAGCAAGTGCAGCTTCTGCTTTCTCGACACTCGCTTTTGTCTTTAAAGTTTCAGAATTGAAAATACCTAACTGGTCAACCTGCTTCTGATAATGATTTGTCAGTTCGGCAATGTACTTCTGTTGCATTTGAATCTGATCGCTTAGATTCTGTGCAGATTGAGTGTTATATCTCTGTGCATTATTTGTCTGCTCAAACTGGGCGGCAATTTTCTTCTGCTCTGCTTGCAATGATTTTAACTGCGCCACTATGTCTTTTATCGCTTGTTTATAACTTTTCTCGCCATCTAACGATATTTGAGCACCTACGCTTGCTTTTGAAGCCATAAATTACCACCTTTCTATTTGATATTGGCAAATGCCATTGGATCCTTGCTTGACAGCTTATGAGTATTCTTTGGGTCTAGTAAGCCTTGGTCTATCTGATAGCATGTAATCATATCCATCATTTCTCCGTATGTTGTTATCAAGACTTCCTCTTTGGTCATGTTGAACTTTGACCGACCATAATAAATAAACCACGCAATGTTTAATTCAATCTTGCGTGGTTTTATGCCTTTTTTCCTTTACCTGCTTTTGCCTTGATTGCTTCGCCTTCGACTTCTCTTTTTGTTCCAATTGTAATAGCTTGTAGACATTCTTCAATCCATTTTGCCTGTTCGTCTACATCCATGAATGAAATTTCTTCGTCTGTTACATAGTCCTGCTGATATTGCTTGTTCATGAAATGAAGTCTATCTTCATAGTTTGCCTGCATCAGCTTGCCAATCTTGATATAAGTCTGCCATGCAGTATCGTTGTTGTCGTCTGATATCAGCTTGTTAAGATTTGCAAGATTTCTGTTTTCACACAAATCTAGAATCTTTTCTCTTGCTCCAAGTCCGAATAAAAAATGTCTCTGCTTTCCGAATAATTCCATAATTTTCTTTTACCTTCTTTCTTTTTCTATGGCATTCACACCATACAGGAAAACTCATACAGGGAAGAAAAACAGAACCTGCATGAACTCTCCTGTATAGCGTGAATGAATCACGCTATTGTTTTTATTTGCCTCTTGATGATGTTTCTGATGATACAATACCCAAGTATTTCTTGAGCGCTGTTTCGGCTTCTGCTTCTGTTGCAACTTCTGTTCCGAGCTTCTGCCAGTTGTGGTTGGCATCGTCTGCTCTGAAAATGTCAGCTGTCAATTCCTGTGTCTGCCAGTCAATCTCATCTTCCTGAGTAGATGCATCTTCTCCAGGATACTGGAATCTGATTTTTGGATAGACAACAGGCACGAATGATTCAACACCACCAGATAAGTATCTGACAATGTGACCATAGCCGAGATATGGAACATTCAAATCATCTCCCATTCCAGTCCATCCATCTGCACCTGCTTCTGGTGTGCCGAACATCAGCTTTCTTGTACTGTTCAAAAGACCGTCAATTGTTAGTGTAATCTGACCTTCTGTAAACTTCTGAGGTGCAGATTCTGCAACACCGTTGTTAGCGTAGAAATTATTTGCATCTCCTGTTGTGATTTCAACAGAAGCTGATACACCTCTTCCTGCTTCTTGACCTTTAGAGTAGGTAACAGTTCCACCTGTTGCGGAATAAAGTGCAATGTAAGGCTTGGAAAAACCAGTTAAGACTTTTCCTGCTTCTGTAAAAGTTACTGCCGTTACTGCCATTGTGATTTTCTCCTTTACTATTTCATGATTTTTTCTGTTTCTTTGTTGATCTCTTCTTGCATAGATTCAAGTGCTTCTTTTCTAACTCTTCTGATTGCTCTGCCTTCATAGTCATTCTTCCGTCTGAAAGAAGTGCCATGCAACACACTTCGTGCAATCATTACATTTGGCTGTCCTCTTCGGTATCTATCCGTTACCATTTTGTTATAGCCATGATAACCGGTTTTAACATCGAGTGTACCGCCACTTTTTAACTGCATGTGGGAAATACCCATACCATGCATCAAACCGTACTTCTGTATTGGTGTAATGGTATTTATCATGTTTGTAGAAGAACCGTGTTCATTGATTGCTGTTGGCAATTTCTGAATTTCTTTTTCGATTTCATTCGCAATAATTTCAGCACAAGGGAAGATCGCTCGCCCACACATCTTGTATGTGTTTGCTCCGAGTTCTTCTAGTTTTTTAATGTACTTTTTTGCGTATGGATCTACTTTGAACTTTGGCATTACACTACCCAGAACTCCCATTCGTAATGAATAAGATTTGTTTCATCTTCGTATTGAACACTTGACAGATTCCAACCGATTCTTGGGCTTGCAGTCAAAGCGGCTTGAATATCGTCAATCGTCTTGTGATATTCCGTCTTTGTAAAGAAATCAATTGTTCCGTGAATAATCTGTTCCTGTTTGCCATTGTTAGCATCAAAAGAATTATCTTCTGCATCTTCCGACCATAGAATACAGTCTGTAATGTCTGATGGTCTTGCGTAGTGATAGACTTTCTTGCTGACTGCTGTCAAAGTATTTCTGACAATCTTCAATTTAGTTGAAATTGGTGTCATAATTCTTATCCAGCCTTTCCAGTTGAATGTCGTACACTCTTAAACCGTCATTATTTGTGGTTAACTGAACCATAGTGATTCTGTACTGATCTTCCACATTTCCTGCGTGAAAATCGTGAATCAATGCGTATTGTTTAACCATTGGTCTTGCATGCCCCATGGCAGGAATCCTCACAAGCATGTCAACCTGTGAGGAAACACCTTGAGCTGCATAGTAACGATTAATGCCGACTTCTCGCTCAATATATCCACTTTTATAAACGGATTCGAGCTTGTAGTTTGGCATGTCGCCTTCTTCCGCAGAATTTACAAGATTGCAGATTTGAATTGTTCCATCGTTATAAATTTCACTCATTTGTCTCTGTCACTTTCTTGAAAATACGCATGTTCAAACGTTTCTGCATTCCTTTTCCCATTGCTTCTTCACTGTGCATTCTGTTATACAAACCTAATGCATAGTTGAAAAGAAAATTAATGTCGGATTCTTTCGTAGTATCTAAATCAGCACCCTGCAAAAGAATTTCTTCCTTTGCTGTGTTAATGCAAGAAGTAAGAATATCTATAACATCTTGAGATGGATCCTCAGGATACCCTAAAGCCACCTCAAGAAGTCTCAATACTGTATCCATTTATCCACCTCAATCAATTATTATTTGCCTGCGTTTGCCTTATCAGATGCAAATGGATGCGCTGTATCAATCACACCTGTTGGCGCTGTTGATGTTAAGGACATAGCAACGAATGCATCTCCGAATGCTGGCTTGCCATCGTAACGAGATGTGTACTTGAATACTGTCTGATCTTCAACAAACTTGCAGTCTGTGGAAACTGCTAATTGTTCTCCTCTACGTCTAACCATTGTGTATCTCTTCAAATAACCACCAAGGATTTCTCCATCTGGTACGAAGTCGAGAATTTCAACTGCACCACCGACTAATGGCATAATCTTTGTTTCGGAGATACCTGTCTGACCGTTTGCGACAACAACTGCATTTGCGTTGAAATCAACAGCTTCTGCCATCAAGTCATAGTATGTTGAAGTATTGCAAACCCAAACGAGATCACCGAAAGCATGACCTAAGCTGCCGACAGCCTTCATAATCTTTGCAAATAATGCTTTGCCTGTTCCACCTGTTGCAACCTTTGTGATGTTCTTTGAGAAGCCAGTAGGCATCTTTGTACCTGTACCATAGACAATAGCCTTGTCGATTGCGTATCCGCCTGCCTGTCCTAACTGATAGAAAATTTCATCTGCAAGGTCAATGTCGGAATCTTCAAGTAATGCATTACATACGATAACGTAAGCACCGACCTTGAATCCGTCAAATTCAATCTGTGTGAATGAAAGATTAACTTCATTCAGTGTTGCACATGCTTCTGTCCATACTGCTTCTGGAATATCGCCTGCAATTGTCTGTCTGCCCTTGCCTGGAATATCCATGACATTTACGTGCTTTAACAGTTTTGAATACTGTTCTGTTTCAGAACGTAGCATTGGCATAGCGATTTCAGGAATCAACAATTCTGCTCCTGTAATGCTTCTCTTTTCCTTGATAGCTGTTCTGATGTTAGCTAAAAATTTCTTAGTGTCTTCTCTTTCAATGAACTCTTTACGTTCAGAAGCACTCATTCTCTGTAAGAATCTTGTTTTCATGTTCTTGTAAGAACTCCTTTCCTCTGTTTTTGGTTCTTCTTTTACTGGCTCCTGTGCTGGTGCCTTTGGTTCCTGTTGAGCTTCAGCATCTGCTAGTTCCTTTTCATAACCAGAGATTTCATCACTCAATGTCTGTTTTTCTTTTTCATGTTCTGCCTTGTCCTCATCGAATTTAGCAATAGACGCTTCAACTGCTTCTCTTTCTTCGGCAGTTGTTTCTTCATTCACTTCTTCAAAAGCACTTCTGATTTCCTGTTCTCTTTTATCAAAATCAGCATCCTTTTTTCTTAGTTCTTCAAGTGCTTTAGTTGCCTTGTCGATTTTAGATCTGAGCAATAATGTTTTAAGCATTCTGTTCGCTCCTTTCCTTCAACCACTCATGAGCATCTGCAAGTTTTTGTTTCCATGCTTCTGTTTTTCTTTTTTGGATTGTCTTGGCATCTTCCTTTCTTGCTGATACTTCCGTAGTTTCATACGCTGGGAATGTACATACTGACACTTCAAACAGATTCACTTCCTTTACTTTCCAGTGAATGTCACCGTTGTCTCGGAACTCGGTTTCCTCTTCAACGATTTCAAATCCGAAGGAACACTGGTTCACATCTCCACGCTTTACACGTTCATAGATGTTTCGAGCATCTTGGTCTTTCGGATTGATCGAGATGCTACCCCACAAGCCATGAGCGTCAACTCTCAGCGTGAGTGTGCCTGCCTTTGTCCTTCCTAGAACTAAGTTCGTGTTATGGTCTATCAGTGCTCTAATGTCACCGCCTAGCGTCTTGTCAAATGCATGAGGATCTATTTCTTCACTCATGCCATAGCCCATATCGTAATTCTGGTTAAATACTGAGAAATAACCTTCAATCTTCATTTCTTCATCATCTTCTCTGACTTGGAAATTCTGATCTATTGTTCTCATTTCACGTTTAGTCATCTTCTGCTCCTTTGCTTTGAACTAATTTCTTCTGCATGCCTGTCATATCAACAGGGATATAGTTTTCTAAAACTTTGTATTCATTCAATCCGTCAACTGGAGAAAGTCCAATCTTGTCTCTTACTTCGTTTCCGTTCACATCTCCTCTGTCCTGTAACTGTGTGTAGACAGAAGCAACTGTTGAAATGTCGTAATCAAGCAATGACAAGAAGTTGAATCTCAAATACCACTCCTTCTTGTAAATGAGCTTTCGTGTCATTTCCTGTTGGATACTGATTGCAAGTGGTCTGATCTTCTGCTGAACAAAGTTATTCCATTCTTTCTGATTGTATGTTCCAACTCCTAGAACAAAAGGTGGTACTCCTAGAAGAGATGCTACCTTTTTTGTATCCAGTTCCACGGAATCGTTTAATGCGATATCTGACAGTGATAACGGTCTAACTTCTTTCACATCAATCTGGTCTGCAGGAATTACCCACGGAGAACCGATATCATCCATTTCTACAAACTCTGAAAGCAGTTTCTTTCTGCCTTCCTTTGTTGCAAATGTGTCTACCATTCCATCTGCCTTGATAATCAGTGACGGTCGCCAGTTGGATTTCATATATGCGTGCTCTGTTGTTTGTGCCTGTTTCAGACAGTCGGCAACTTCTTTCAGGCTTGATGTTATGCCTTTGCCTTTCCATGGAAACTGTTTGTCTGGATTGTAGACAAAATGCAGAATATCATCTGGGCTATACGTCACACCGTCAATTGAAATCGTGTAATCGTATCCTGTCACATCTTGGTTGATACTGAATCTTCCTGTCGGTACAATCTGCAGATCGTCAATGTACCCATTCTTTGTTATTGGTCTGACAATCGCATTCCCAGACCCATACAGAAGCATGTTCATAACAATCATTTCCATCCATTGAGAACGATTCATTCTCTTTGAAGGATGAATGTCAAACTGTCGTGACAGTTCGTTTTCGATTCTCTGATCTCCGTCTTTTGTATTAGCCATCAAGTGAATCGTCATAGAACCTATCAATTCTGCTATCTTTCTGCACCCTGATACGATTGCTGGTATCTCATCTAGTTTTGTATAACCGTTGATAACAAGCATGTCATATGCCTGTTGGCTGCATAAGAAACTTGTTGTCTTCCCTGTTTGGGAAGATGCATTGTCTCTCAACTTATATTTCCTTTTCTTGTTTTTGCTCATTCTTTAATCTCCCCACCAGTCTGAAGCCTTCTTATTTTTCTCTAAGTTGTTCAAATATCTGACACAAGCGAAAACAGAAGCATCAAACAAGTCCATACGTGACTTGTCGTTCATCTTCTGATACTGCACCATGTCGTCTGTTTTCTCGATTGCCTGAACATTGCTGACGCAGTATTCATAGGCATCTGAATGCAAGTAATAAAACTTGCCATCCTTTACGGACTTTTCTATATGTCTGAATCCTTCGGATTTCACATAGTAATACTGTGGCTGGTCTACAACATTCAGTCTGTGCGCCGTTGCCTCCATGTAGAACTCTCTTGCAAACTTTCTATCCTGTCCAATCTGTACAATCTTGAAACCTTTCTTCTTCATTTCAAGAAACCAGTTAACTGGGTCTGAAACGTTGACAGTTGGAGAATTGCACATTGTCAGCCATCCATCTTCCTTCCAGCCGAATAACGGAATGGAATCTTCCTCGGCTTTTCTTGTTGCCTGTACAATCGGAAAGAAACCGTGTGTAATAACAATATCCACATCTTCCTTGTCGTAATGTCCGAACAATGCACACGCAGTCAAGTCATACATTCTTGACAAGTCCACACCGCCAAACCACTTGATTGGCATCTTTGCCAGTTCATCAAGTGTCCACGAATATTTTCTGTCACTCTGTTGAAACTCCACAATGTCGAACCATGCTTTCATTGCGGAAGTGTATATATTCAAAGAACGTGACAGAAAGTCTTTTCTTTGTTGTGGATCGTTTTGTGCATCTAATGCTTCTTGCAGAATATCGGCTGGTCGAATGGTTACCCCATATCCCGGATTGGCTTTTTGAATCTGAATCGGATTTGTATAGTCAACATCTCCATTCTTTGCTTCGTCTGCTTTTGCAATAAATACGAACATTGAATCATTCTTGACTACACCATTTACGATTTTTTCTCCAAGCTCCATTCTTCGATAACCGAAAGAGTTCATATCATCGCCTGCTGTGGTAATACCAATCATCAGCTTATTTGTGTATGCTTTCATTGCTTCTTTGAATCTGTTGTACTGTGCAGGTGCTTTGTAAGCTGCTACTTCATCAGCAATTGCAAAGTTACAGTTAAAAGAATCCTGTTTATCTGGATTGCTTGGCATTGCAACAATCTTGATACTTCCATCGGGTGTTCCGTCTGATTTGTAAAACTTGTAAGAAATACTGTGTTCAAAAGAGTTGTTTGCAATTCTGCAATTAGGATCTTTGTCTAATCCTCTGAATCTGAAATTGAACTCCAAGAAGTCGAACGCTTCCATTGCCTGTTTCAGTGCAGCCGCAACGATATAGCATGTTGAACCACTGTGTCTCTGAATAATAGAAACTGCAAATGCAAGCGCAGCAATCAAACTTGTTTTGCCATTCTTTCTTGCAATGATAATGATTGCTTCTTTATATCTGCGCTCATTCTCTTTGTCTGTATAGTAGAACCCTAACAAGTTGTAGATAATGAATACTTGGAATGGCTGTAAGATAAAAGGTTTTCCCTGCAAAGGATTTCCGTCTAGATCTTCGCCTTGCTTGTGTACTAGAACTTTTTCCATGATTGTCATGGCTAGTTCTGCGTCATGCTTTCTCAGTTCAACATCGCTTCTCTTTAAGTCTGCGTTCCATCTTTTACATGCGTTGATAATTTCATTGCTCGCAATAATTTTTGTTGAAAGCACATCGTCAACATACTGCTGTGCGATCTTCAAATAGTCTTTTCTTTTCTTCTGCATTACAAGTCAGCTAGTATTTCACTCAAAGAAGTCTGTTTTTTGACCGTTGTGGATTTCTCGTTTACTTTCTTGAAACCTGCAGGAGTTAAACCAAGGTCTCGCCAGTATTGAAGTGAATCTCTGTCTAATTCGTTGATAATCGTCAGCAATGGATTTCTAACAAGGTTAGTTGAACCACCTTTGTTGGTGTACTCCATAACAGGCTTTGAGCCTTCATCTTCATACTGCTTTCTTGCTCTGTCTCTATCTTCGAGCTTCTTTGCAAGTGTCTCTATCGTAGAATCAAAGAATGGCTCGTATGTTCCTGCGTCAACGCACGCTTGTTTGATTTTATTTTTCCACTTTGTCGCAGTTGCCATTCTTTAACCCCCTTTCAATATTTCTTCTTTTTAAAATGGTGGAACTGTGTTTTTCTTTCCACATCATCCACCTGTGCTTTTATCAGTGCATATGGTCCATCAAAATCAATATTGTTTTTAGCCGCTGTTCTTCGTGCCAGCTCTATTCCTTCGTGTGTCAAACATGTTCCTCGCCACGTCTTGTTGTGTAGCTTCTCATGTGTTTCACGTGAGACTGATATCAAGTTCCATTTCTCCCACTGCCATTGTGGAAACAGATCTCTTGGGAAAATGTGGTGTACCATTCTGGCATCAACAACAACAGGAGAATACCTAGCTCTAACTTGGTCAGTGTACAAATCCCTTGCCAACACGCTCTTTCGTATTCTCTGCCATCTTGCACTCTTATAGAATTTATCTTCTTTATCCATACAAAAAAATAGAACAATGTTGTTCTTTCATTGTTCTGCACTGTAATACTAGCACACTATTCAAGTGGACTGAAATGGACTTGGTGGACTAAGTAGGACAAAATTTTGTTGACTATATTGTTATAGCGATATATCATATATTTATGGAGAAAAAATATGTCAGAAGAAGTAAAGAAAAACAACATAAAAGAATATCAGAAGCAGTATCAAAACTCTTATCAAAAAGCTAACACAAAAAAAGTTGGGCTGATTCTGAACAAAAAAACAGATGCGGAACTGATAGCCTTCTTAGAAACAAAAAACAATAAAGCAGGCTATATCAAAGAACTCATCTACAAAGACATGCAGGAAACAATCTCAAAAAAATTGAACGGATGAAAATCCGTTTTTTTTACTCCCCCTGCCGGAAATCCCCTCTCTCCCCTAAACCCTCTGTGGATATAAAAGCC